TAAGAAGTGGTTAACAACCGCGCCTTGAGGAATCATTCCCATGTTCTTCATTGCGTTTGCGTCGTTATCCGCTGTTCCCGGACGTAGATTTGAGTTTAACACTCGCTCTGCAATAAACTGCAATTCTTTTGGTATGATCAGTTTCACACCGCTAACTGCAATTTTAAGGCCACGCTCATCAGTGAAACCTGCAATATCAATAAGCATTTGCTCCAAAGAAGTTTCATTGAGGTCTGCCGCAGTTGCCAAAATGTTACTTTGGTTACCTGACAGAGATGGGTGAGCGTTTGAGCAAAGTGCTGCGCCGTCCCCAATAGCGTTTGCACCAGTGTTGAACGCATTGTTCAAGATAGATGCAGCTTTAATTTGCTTTGTTTGAGCCATAGAACGTGCAAGAGCTTTCGTATAACGAGAAGCTAAACGATCATATAGGTTGTCCTCAATTGCTTCCTCTGTAATTGAGAAAGCCAAAGCAATGGTTTCGTGAGTGTAACGAGCAGTGTATGTTTCTTGTGCATCGTCAAAACTGATGGCTCCGCCTTCAGATTTAACAGGTGCAGTTGAAAAACCACCAAGCATTACCTCTTCTTCGAAAGCACGATCAGATGCCTCTTCTTCAAAGATTTCAGAATGCTCGTTCTCGTAACGATTATATTCTAACCCAAACAATGCATTTAGGCCAGGTTCTAGCTCTTTTGCTAGTTGTGCGCGTGATATAGCCATACTACGCTCTCCTTATACGCCTGTTGTCGTCGCTGTGGTTTGAGAATCAAACCGCGACGTAGTTGCATTAAAATGAGCGTTGATTCTAACGATCAATGGAATACCCGCAGCAGTGAAATCACTGTTTGCTTCGTCATCCATGATACCAACGATACGCAACGGTAATGTTGCTGTAGTGTTGATAGAAGCCACACTCAGTGCTGAGTTTGAATTACCCGTATTGGTTGAACCAGTACGTGCAGATGTGCCCAAAGACGCATTTGCAAAAACAGCCGTAAGGGCTGTCGCACGATCTGTGATCGTTGCGTCAGTTGCTACTTTGTACAACTGATTTGGGTTGTCAGCTACAAAAGCTTTAACAGGGTGGTTAGTATCCACGCTGACATTGTTCGATCCGGGCCAGTAGTTTTTAAACACTGGCTTTTTTGAACTTGAATCAACGTATTCTACGCCCATCAGAACACCAAGAGCAGGAGTTGTACCCCCACTTGTCGCTCCCGCATGATCAATAACGCCTGCCGCTGTTGGCACACATAATGAAAATTGGAAGATTGGATTGGTGTTGTTAGAAGCGATTTCGTACTGAGTTACCCCAGTAGAATTTACACCGTTTCCAACAAGCCCGATAGGACGTAAACCAAAGGCGGTCTCTTGATTTGCCATTTTAGTTTTCTCCTTAAGGGGCGACCCTAACTTCTACGAGGGCCACCGAAGGTTACACGAGATTGACGATCAGGTTTATTGATCGTCATGGTTGAATGTTGATTCTCTCTCATCATGTCGTAGTCAACTGCATCCATTTGATCTCTAGACTTATTGTTAAAATAAGCAGATCTCTCTTGAACCGTCTCAACTGGAATCCGAGCGAGTATCAGTCCGCCTACTCCAAATACACCTTCATATTTACCTGATTCTACAATAGGAGCTTCAAAGTCAGGATATTCGTCCTTACGAACAAGTTCCCAACCCTCTCTCATTTTAGCACTGATGTTTTTCGTATCATCAAATCCTCGCGTTTCGGCTCGAATCCAACGATGCTTAAAGCCATCAGGGGCAGGTGGTGCATCTAACATTGACGGGGGTGCCCACGGACGCCTTTGCGCCGTTTTTTCCCTTGTTTGGTTAGCGCGAGAAGTACGCTTGATTGAATCGTTTGTATTATCAGTCATTATGCTACTCCTTCACGTATTTCGCATATTCTTCTAGCGGCACACCCAATTTTTTCGCGATTGCGACTTGGCTAGGGGTGAGTCTAACCTTTTTCCCACTGCTGCGCCCAGAATTAGATCTTGATACGCCTGCAACCGTCTGAGCGGGTCGTTTGCTTGCGCTTTTCGCTTCACCTCCAAACGTGTCGGAAATGCGGCGATCAAGCTCAGTATAGTACTCATCGCTCGTGGGGTCAAACCCTTCGTCTTCCACGAGCTTTTTATGTATGCCAAAAGCTGCAAAAGTTTTGGCTTCATCCTGCCCAAACCACTCATTTCGAGCAGCCCAATCTTGAGCTTTAGGATCTGGACGTTTAATCTGTTGCTGCGGTGCAGCTTGCATTTGCTGCGGTGCAGCTTGTTGCTGTTGAGCCTGCTGTTGTTGCCTTTCCTGCGCTAGTTTAGCTTGATTGGCACGTTCATTTTCAGCAGATAAAGCAATCATTTTCTTATTAGCTTCAACAACGGCTGATGTATCTCCCAACTCCATTGCTCTTGCTAATTCTTTTTCCGTTTGCTCCATCTGAGTTGACACTCGGTTAGAGTACTCGGTAACATAATTGCTGTCTAAGGCACTAAATCTTTCCTTTAATTTCGTAGCCTCTTCCTGAACCTGCTTTGCGTAGTTAATTGCCTCTTCTTCGCGACGTTGTGCCTCACGCATTTTCTTTGTGAGCCTGTCAATACGTTTCTGAGTAGAGCTTTCAGCTTTTTCAAACTGATCCTCTTGAACAACTTCTACTTTTTCCGATTCTGTTTCCTGCTCGGGCGATTCAACCTCTACTTCTGTATCGGCCTCCATCTCCATCTCTAATTGAGCCTGTTCTTCTGCCATAAAATCCTCCTAGTAATGCAAAATGTCTTCTGGATCGTTTATTCGAGCCAAAATCTCGTCATCGTTTAAAATACGAACTTCTCCGCCATCAATGGCAAAGCGTGATCCTGCGTATCTTGCAAACATCACCCATTCTTTCTCCGCGCACCAAGGGCCAGAAGGAAACTTCTCCGGGTCTTGGTATGCCAACGGTCCGACTTTCAATACATAGCCGACTTGCGTTGAAATTTGCTGTTGTTCTACAGCAGAATCGGGCAAAAATATGCCCCCTTCAGTTTTTCCCTTACCGCGGTAGGGTAAAACTAAAATTCTCCATCCTGTGGGGTTGGGCATTCTATCTAGAAGTGACCCGCCTATGGCTTCTGGGTCTAAAACTTTAACTGTTGGCTCTTTGTAAGCATCTCCGAGGCTTGCGACGGCCTCTTTTACTCCAGTTAAATCAACTTTTGCGCTCTCAGTCATTGCTTCGCTCCTGTTTATCTAGCAGGCCCTTGAGTTCCTGTTCCACGTGATTCAGGGCTTCCATGTTGCCCATAAGCTCACGATATTGCTCCATCGACTTAACGTTGCCAAACTGCATCAGGTCAACAACACCTTGTCTTCTGTCTTTTATAATGCGAAAAACAGCCTCCGCAACATATATCTCATCCATTCTTAGATATTCCCACCTTTTCTTATATGAGAGATGCTAAGATATTTTGAGACTATATGCAATTATATATTAAACCACTTATATATTTTTTGGGTTTCTTCTTTGCGGTGCTTCAAACCATTGTAACCGCCGTTCACTCTTTTTGTGATCGTCTTGATGGTTTCATCATTGACGCCTTCGTCACAAATTTCCCACAATTTGTTTCTATGAAAGAACCAAATCGCACTTTCCATAGGGTATTTTGTAGCGACGAGGTCAGGATCTTTCATTATTTCGGGCAAATCCATGTCCGCTGCAAACTGGGAGTAATTATTTTTGCCAGTGCATTGCAAAAATCCGCGGCCCCGCCACAAATACCCCTGTCCTTCGTTACCCATTCTGCCGCCGTAGACTTTATCAGCCAAAGCTTGAGGGTTTCGAGCGCACTTTTCCGCCTCACCCTCAGTTGGGAAGTATTTTCCAAAGACTTTAAGAATAGATTCTTTAGAATAGTTTAAATTTTCTTCAACATAACGAAAAGTACCGCTTTCATGTACCAATTGACCCAAAAAATGAGCGCCACGCTCTGGGTTTAGCGCATAATGATTACAAATAGCTTTAGCGGTATTGGGTCCAAACGCACCATCCGGGTTTGAGCCAATCTTTTCTTGCAAAGATTTTAATGCTTCACTCATCTACAACCTCTTTTGTTCCACAAACACGTTCATACACCATATCATCTGTGTAAGCCTCTGCCCATTTGTTTTCAGTAAAGGTGCAAAAATACCATAAATCGTCTACGTCTCGATTTATCATTTGTATGAGTTCATCTTGGGTAGATACAGTCTGTTTTAAGTGTTCAATATCATGAACAATGTTGCTTATATACCACACCAGACCAACTAATTGCACTGCCATGGCAAAGACTAGAGCTACTGGTATCTTCAAATCAGCCATTTGATTTGCCACCTACATAGCCGCCAACTACGCCAATTACACCTGTCATGCTCATTTGCAGCAAACCTATGATGTTTTCATCTAATTCACCGCCATGCGCGTTTGCCATAGCAAATT